AACTGATATAGTCGTCAGGTTGATCGGGCAGCATCGCCGGTCAGCGCCCTACGCGCCATTAGCTCAACGGATAGAGCATCTGACTACGGATCAGAAGGTTGGGGGTTCGAATCCCTCATGGCGCACAACAGCCCCGGCTTCGGCCGGGGCTTTCTCGTGCTCGGCGCGAATCGCCGCGTAGTCGTCGCTCGACACGTCGGCACGGCCGGTCTGCAACCATCCGAGGTTCACGTCCGTAATCACTGAGCAGGCGATCAGCGCCGCCAGGGGCGGACGCCGCTCGTCGTTCTCCCAACGGATCACGGTGCGCCGGCTATAACCGACCCGCTCGCCCAGCTCGTCTTGCGTGAGGCCGGCGAGGTTGCGGGCCGCTTCGAGGCGCATGCCCATCGTTATCTCGATCCGAGGCACCCGCGTTCCGTACGTCGCGCTGATTGTCATGCTCGCCATTCTGACACACCTATCCCACGCGCCATAGATAGCCCGGCGTGGCGCGTCGAGCCCATCGGTCACAATGTGCCACGATGTGCGGCATGTGTCAGGAACCGGAGGTTCTCACCGTGCGCGAGGCCGCGCAGCGGACGGGCCGTTCTAAGTCATCCATTCACCGCGACATCGCCGCCGGCCGGCTTCCGGTCGTGCAGCGCGTTCCCGGATACCGGGGCGCCGTGCTGCTCGACCCGCAACAGGTTCGTGAGGTGTACGCGAGTGAGCGTTGAGTCCATCGCGATCGCGTTGCATCACTCGCAAGCGCGGGGAACCGCAAAGCTCGTGCTGCTCGGCATCGCGAACCACGACGGCGACGGCGGTGCGTGGCCGTCGATCAAAACGCTCATGCGCTACGCCGGCGGCGCGGATCGTCGCACCGTGCAGCGGTGCATCGCACAGCTCGTCAAGCTCCATGAGATTCGCTGCGACGTGCAGGCCGGCGGCGATCGCGACGTTTCCGATGGGCACCGCCCGAATCTGTATCACTTCACGCTTGCGTGCCCGCCGCATTGCGACCGCAGCAGGCAACATCGCGACCTTCGGCAACCGCTCGTGACATTCCAAGACGATGGGGCGGCACCCACGCCGCCCGGCGGCACTCACGCCGCCAGGGGGGCGGCACTCACGCCGCCCAAACCGTCCATAGAGCCATCTACCAAGACTGAGAAGAAAAGCTCTAGAGATAACCGTGCGCGCGCGCGACGCGGCGCGTGCGGCCACACGCTCGTGGACGAGCGCCATTGCGACTACGGATGCCTGCCCGAACAGGTGAGCGCATGAGCCGCCGCCGCAGCACGCACACGCCGTGCGACACGAGCACGGGCGCAGCTATCGCGTTCGTGCTGTCCCTGACCGCCCTCGCGTTGTCCATCGGTGCCGGTCTCTTGCTATGGACGGGGTACCCGGCATGGTGACGACGACCTCAACGGAACGGCCCAAATGGCTCGTGTTCAAGAAAGAGCCAAGCGACGGCGCCGTGTCTCAGGCCTGGTACGCGCTCCACGAATCCAACGGCGTCGGCGGTCTATTCGTCGGCCCTGACGCCTGGACGCAAGCCATGGGCTTCGTCAATGAACAGATCCGACGCGAGCGCGAGCGTGACGACTTCCTCGCGCGCGTCCAAGCGAACGGAGCGACCGAATGAACCCGCCTGACCTGAGCACGCCGCCCTGGCTACTCGCGCTCGTCGCCGGCCTAGCGTGGGGCTGGCTCGTCTTTGCCTGGCTGATCGAGAAGCGCCGTAAACGTGCCGCTCGGCGCCGGTACATCATGGAGGCGGGCCGGTGGCGCGTCAGCGCGCCGGATGCCGCTACGGCGTTCCACCTCGCTCGTGTGCTGTCGCAGAGCGGCGAGCACGGCGGACTTGATCACCGCTCGGCTAATCACGATCGTGAGGATGATGCCGAGCGCTACCACGCACCCGGCGACCACGAGCACGAGCAGAGCTGTCGAACCGTCGAACCTGAGCATGCTCACAGGGTAGCGGCGATCGTTCACGTCACCCGCGGAGGCGATCGTGCCTGAGCTGCTCGTGATCGCCCTCAACCCCTACGAGGTGTGCGCGCTCGCTCGCTACCTCGACCACGTGCAGCGCACAACGCCGGTCGAGGTGCCGGACGGGCCGCTAGACCGCGCGATCAATACCGTGTGCGACGCGGCCGCGACCGTGATCAACGATGATCGAGCGGGGCGCCATGCCTGAACAACGCAAGCTCGCGACGCCGGCCGAGGTGGCCGAATGGCTCCAGATACCCGAGGCCAGGCTAGCCCGGTGGCGCAAAGACGGATACGGCCCGCAATACTTCCGCGTCGGGCGGGATGTCCGCTACGCATGGGCAGACGTGCACCGGTGGTGCCTGGCCTCCAAGAGCGGCAACCGTGGGTAGCAACAGGGGCGGTCGCGCCAATTCGCGAATGACGCAGCTCGTGCTCGACACGTACGGGCGGGAATGCTGGCTCAAGCTCAAGGGATGCACCGGGGTCGCGACCACGAAAGACCACGTGGTGCCGTACAGCCACGGCGGCGACGACAGCCTAGAGAACTTCCGGCCGGCCTGCCGCTCGTGCAACTCCAAGCGGCAGAACATGGCCGTGCAGGGGTACGGGGCATCCGTCGTCGTGGTGATCGGCCCGCCGGCCGCGGGTAAGACCACCTACGTTCGCGAGCATGCTCGACCGGAAGACATCGTGATCGACCTGGACGAGATAGCCCGAGCGCTCATGCCGGCCCCGCCCGAGCAGACGCACACCTACCCGGCCCACACGCGCCACGTCGCGATCAAGGCCAGAGGTGCAGCGATCGCCGCAGCTCGACGGCTGAGGGAACGGGTCACCGTCTGGATCATCCAGGCCGTGCCCCGCCCGGACGATCTCGCCGACTACCGCCGGCTCGGCTATCAGGTGATCACCATCGACCCAGGCCGCGCGATCGTGGAGGACCGAGCCCGACGCCTACGGCCCGAGTTCATGCGGCCGCACGTCGCCCGGTACTACGCCACGTACGGCGAGCAGAGCACCGAGCCGGCCAGGCCTATGCCCGAGGCCGTCGCCGCGACCACTTCGGAACCGGATTGGTAGCGATGAGCCGGCCCGTTTTTCTGGGAACGACGGCGCGGACACCTCCGCGCCCACCGTCCCCCTCTCCCCACAACAACCTCGAAAAATAAAGCTGATCAGGACACCGAAATGACCGCCCAACCCGCCTTGCACGGCCTGGAAAACACGCCGGAAAACCAAGCACAATTCGGCGGATACGGGCAAGGTCCGACCGAAACCGAGACACGAAAAGCGATCGCCGAGATTGAGCAACGTCGCCAGCTCGTGGGCGGCATGCGGACCCTGAAACAGCTCGCTATCTCGCTCGCTATCTCGATCGACAAGGGCAACAACAAAGGCCGCGCGATCGCGAACGAGGCCGCGCAGCTCTTCGAGATGATGCAGCAGCTCGATCCGGCCGACGCCGACGAAACCACGCCCGACCAGTACCCGCCCGAGCTGAAAGCGCTACTCGATGCCTTCGAATCTGCCCCCCGACTTGACCCCGCCCCGCAAGGCAACGCCGCGTAACTTCGACCGCCCCACCTACGGCGGACACGTCGCCGCCGTCGCCGCCGGCCTCGGCCGGCCCCTGTTGCCGTGGCAGCGCTACGTGTGCGATGTCGCCCTGGAGGTGGACGACGCCGGCGTATTCGTCTACTCGACCGTGCTCATCACGGTTCAACGGCAGGCCGGCAAGACGACCCTCGACCTCGCGAGCAACATTCAGAACGCCCTACTAGGGCCGCGCCGGCGCTCGTGGTACACGGCCCAATCCGGCCAGCACGCGAACGAGAAGTTCCTCGAAATGCTGGACGACTGGAGCGTTTCACCGCTCAAGGCGCTGGCCCCTAAGCCGCGCCGGTCGAACGGCTCGGCCGCGCTCCCGTTCGTCAACGGAAGCCGGTTCGCGCCGTTCCCGCCGATCGAGGGAGCCCTCGACGGGAAACAGGTGGACAAGCTCACCATTGATGAGCTGTGGTTCTTCACCGCCATGCAGCTGTCGCTCATGCGCGCCAGCTTCAACCCCGCCATGGCGACCCGGCGACAGCTCACCGGGCAACGCCCGCAAACCTGGCTGATGTCCACCGAGGGCACCGTCGAATCGACCGCGCTCAATACGCTGCTGGATGAAGCCCGGTCCGACACCCCGGACCCGCGAACGGCGTTCTTTGATTGGGGCATCCGCGACGACGTGGACCCCACCGACCTGCAGGCCGTGCTCGACGCGCATCCCGGCAAGGGGTTTCTGCTCAGCTTGGACGACCTCGCCGGCTTCGCCTCGCAATACCGCGACGAGCCCGGCGAATTCGCCCGAGGCTTCGGCAATCGCCGCACCGGCGCAACCGAGCGGGTGATCCCACCCGAACCGTGGAAGCACTCCGCCGTGCCGGCAGACACGACCGCCCCGGATGGGCCGGTGTGCTTCGGAGCCGCGCACGGTGTTGACGGCGTGGACACCACGATCACCGCGACGCAGCTCTACGGTCCCGGCACCCTCACCGCCGTGGTGAAACGCGGCCACGGTCCCGGCACCACGTGGGCGCTCGATCGGCTCGTGGAGCTGCAAGCCCGGCACCCGCAAGCGGCATTCGCGATCGACCGATTCGGGCCGTCCGCGTCGCTCCACGACGCCGCCGAGCGCGCCGGCCTGCGCCTGGTCAAGCTCGACGCCGGCGCGATCATCACGGCCACGCAGAACACCATGGCCGGCATTACGAACCCGGCCGGCCCGACGTGGCGCTACAAACCGCACGATGCCCTCGACCAGGCCGCGCAGCTCGCCACGAAACGCTTCACCGGCGACGGCACATGGGTATTCGGCCGGCGCGCATCCGTGGGCTCTATCAGCGCGATCGAGGCCGCGAACGTGTCCAGCTACGGCATACACCACATGCCGGCCGTGGTCGGCTTCCAGCTCGGCTGACGGCCCACCCCCGCCCGCCCGTGAGGCGCCCGCGAACCGCCCTCACCTGTACCGGAAGCTTTGGGGCCGGCCCCGGCGGGCCGCATCGTTTCTGGCATGTCATTCGCCAGCACGTTTCTGTCGTGGCTCACAGGGCCTTTCGAACGTGCGAACAACCTCAGCGACACCGGCAGCGCGTCCGTTCCGCCGCCGCGCCGTGGTGCGGCTCGCAATGTCGAGCCCACCGCGGCGCTGAGCTTGTCCACGGTGTATCGCGGCATCCAGATTCACGCGACCGCGGCGTGCCAGCTCTCCATCACGGTCGAGCGCAACGGAATGCAGCTCACCGAAACGCCGGCTCTCGTGCTCAAGCCCGACCTGGACGAAACCCGGTCCGCGTTCCTCGAATACACGGTGGTATCGCTCTACCTCGACGGGAACGCCTTTTGGAAGATCACCCGCGGCCCCGGCGGCGAGGTGATCAACCTCAAGCCGCTGAACCCGCGCGAGGTGTCCGTCAACGTCGAGCGCGACAAGTTCGGTGTCGATCACGTCTCCTACTGGTACGCCGGCACGGAGTACACGAGTCGCGAGATTCAACATCTCAAGTTGCTGCGCGTTCCAGGCCTGCATCGCGGGCTCGGCCCGATCCAGGCCGCGCAGATCGAGCTTGCCGGCGCCCTCGACGCCCGCGACTACGGCGCCCTCTGGCTCTCCGACTCGAACATGCCCGACGGCATCCTCAGCACGGATCAGGTGCTCGCCCCCGGCGATGCCGAGAAGTACAAGAACGTCTGGTACGGCCGCAACCAGGACGGCAGCGAAAAGACGGATGCTGCGCCGCGCAACACCTCCGAGCGGCTCCGCGTGCTCGGCCAGGGTTTGCGCTACTCGCCGCTGCTGCTCAAGCCCTCCGACGTGCAATTCCTCGAAACGCAGCAGTTCACGACGACGCAGATCGCCCGTCTGCTCGGCACGCCAGCGTCGCTGCTGCTCGCCGCCGTCGAGGGCAACTCGCAGACCTACCAGAACGTTGAACAGGACTGGATCGGCTATGTCCGATTCAGCCTCATGAAGCCGCTGCGGGAGATTGAGGAAGCGTTCACGTCGCTACTGCCCGGCAAGCAAACCGCCCGGTTCAACCTCGCCGTGCTGCTCCGCACCGACACCAAGACCCGGTACGAGAGCTATCAGATCGCCCTCGACCCGGACAAGGGATGGATGACGGCCGATGAGGTGCGGCAGATCGAGGGTCTTCCGCCGCTCACCGACGCGCAACGTGCGCAGCTCACCGACCGTGCCGCCACCCCGACCAAGGAGAACACCGATGCCTGACCGCACCGCCCGCGACCGGTTCGCCGCTCTCGCCGCGCAGACCAAGCCACGATGGAACCTCGACCAGCCCGAGGGTGAGGCATCCGCCAAGCTCCACCTCTACGGCGCGATCGGCGGATGGTGGGGCGACATCGACGCCGCCAGCATCGTGCCGGCAATTCGTGACCTCGACGTGGACACCATCCACGTGTTCGTCAACTCGCCCGGCGGCGACGTGTACGACGGCGTCGCGATCCGCAACGCACTCCGCCAGCACTCCGCCCGCGTCGTCGTCACCGTGGACGGGCTCGCCGCGTCCGCCGCCTCGTTTATCGCCGTCGCCGGCGATGAGGTGATCATGGGCGAGAACGCCGAGCTGATGATCCACGATGCCTGGTCAATCGCGATCGGTAACGCCGACGACATGCGCACCGTCGCCGACGACCTCGATCGGCTGAGCAACAACATCGCCAGCATGTACGCCGCCAAGGCCGGCGGCGACGCCGACGCATGGCGCGCGCTGATGAAGGCCGAAACGTGGTACTCGGCCAGCGAGGCCGTCGCCGCCGGCCTCGCCGACCGCACCGACTCCGACGAGCCGGCCACCGACGACGAGCCCGCCGCCTCGAACCTGTTCGACCTCTCCATGTACGCCCACGCCGGCCGCGCCGCGGCTCGTGCACCAATCCCCGTCGCCGCCCTGGCGACCAGCCGAAAGGACACCACCGAAATGCCCGACACGCTCACCCGCGAGCAGCTCGACACCGCCCTGGACGAGCGGCTCGACGCATTCAACGCCGACATCACACGCACCCTTGACACCCGCCTCGCCAACTTCGGCGGCCCGACCTCGGCCGGCCCCACCTGGCCGACCTTCGGCGCGTTCCTCAAGGACTTCGTGCGCGGCGACAGCACGGCCACGGACTACTACAAGAAGCTCGCCGCCTACGACGGCGGCAGCACCGCCGACACCGGCCAGGGAAACACGTGGGTCGCCGACGCCATCCACCTGATCGAGAAGGTGCGCCGCGTTATCGGCCAGTTCACGCACGAGACCCTCCCCGCGGACGGCATGAAGCTCGAGTACCTCAAGCTCAAGAGCAACACCCTGACCGTCGGCAAGCAAGCCGCGCAGGGCGACAAGCTCCCGTTCGGCAAGATCGTGCTGGAATCCGACACGGCCGACATCGACACCTACGGCGGATACACCACCGTGAGCCGCCAGATCATCGACCGCGCCAAGACCCCGTACCTGAACACCGCATTCCGTGCGATGGACATCGAGTACGCCCGCGCCACCGAGCAGGCCGTCCGTGACCTGCTCGCCGCCACGATCACCGCCCAGATCACCGCCGGCAACAACCTCGACCTGAGCGCCACCGCCACCGCGTACGACTGGCTCGACCTCATCGTGGACGCCGCCGACATCTACGACGACAACGGCTACACGATCGACGGCGCGTACGTGTCCAAGGACGTGTTCAAGAAGCTGCTGCGCCTGGAGGACTCGGCCGGCAACTCGCTCATGCGTGTCTACGGTGCCGGCGTCAACCAGGTGGGGGAGATCGACCTCACCGGCCTGCAGGGCAACCTCGCATCCGTCACGTTCCGCCTGTTGCCCGGAGCGTCCGCGAACACGGCGACGTTCTACGACTCGCTCGGCATCACGGTGTGGGAGTCGGCCGGCGCCCCCTGGCAGCTCCAGGACGACGACATCACGAGCCTCACCGGCGACTTCTCCAAGTACGGGTACCTCGCCGCGGCATCGCAGTTCCCCGCCGCGATCCTGCCCATCGACATCGCGGCCGGCGCATAGACCGATGCCCGACGACACGACGCGCGCCACCACCCTTGAGTGGTACGTCCAAGCCCTCGGCGAGGACGTGCCGTATGCCGCCGAATCGAACGAGCAGGCGACGCAGCTCGTGCAGGACTTCATCGGCGGGGAAGAGAACCCGTTCGAGGTCCCGGAATCGGTGGTGGCGCGCGCCGTGCTGGAGGTGGGCGCGGACCTCTACTACCGCAAGGCCAGCCGAAACGGCGTCATCGGCCTTGACGGCGTGGACCCGCAACCCTTCCGCCTCAACCGCGACCCCATGGCGGCCGCGTACCCGCTGCTGCGTCGCTACCTCGTGACGGGAATCTGACCATGCCAACGCCTCGCGTAGACGCCGCCCGCGCGCTCGTCGCCGAGCTGCGCGACGCGCTCGACGCCGCCGACCTGCCCGACGTGCTCGCCTCGATCAACCCCGCCGACGTGCCCTCCGGGTCCCGCAACGGGATCGTGCTCGTGCAGGTGCCCGAACTCGTGTTCGTGAACTTCGCGTTCACGGAACCGACGTGGGAGCTGCTCATCATCGCCGGCCCCATGGGCAACCCGGTCGCCGCGTGGGAACGCATCGACCAGATCACCGCCGCCCTTGAGGACGCGAACGTGAACATGGCGACTGGAGCGCCGGCCACCTACGAGCCGCTCGACCCGAACGCCCCCGCCCTGCCCGCTTACTCGATCAAGCTCAACCCAATCTGAGGAGAAACCCCATGACGATCAAATCCCGGCCGCTCGGCCCCGGAAGCCTCAAGATCGGCGAAACCGGCACCGCCAAGGAATGGGCCGGCCAGCTCACCAAGTGTGCGCTCACCCCTTCGACGGACACCGAGGACAACATCGACGTGCTATCCGGCGAGACTCTCACCGGCGACGACACGACGACGTACACGCTCGACGGCACGCTGCTCCAGGACTACGAGCTGGACTCGCTGGAGCTGTTCTGCTTCGACAACCGCGGCAAGTACATGCCGTTCGTGTACACGCCGAACAACGACGGCGCCGTGGAATGGTCCGGCAGCGTCCGCATCCGACCCGTCGCGGTCGGTGGCGATGTCAAGAAGCGCAACACCTCCGACTTCAGTTTCCCCATTCAGGGCGACCCGACGCACGGCGAAATCACCGCCGGCTGACCATGACCCGCGCACAGTACGAGGTTGAGGGCGGCCGTGAGCTGCGCCGCACCCTGAAAGCGGCCGGCATCGACCTCTCGAACCTCAAGAACGTGCACCGTCAGGCCGCCGAGCTCGCCGCCGCCCGCGGCCGCGTAGACGCTCCCGAACGGAGCGGCAAGCTCGCCCGGAGCGTCCGCGCCGGCGCCACACAACGCGCCGGCGTGGTCCGGGCAGGCTTCGCCCGGCTCCCGTACGGCCCGCCCATCCATTGGGGATGGAAGCGCCGCAACATCACCCCAAACCCGTTCCTCACCCGTGCCGCCCAAGAGACCGAACCCCGATGGGTGCGGCTCTATCTCGACTACACCGAAAAGGCACTTGACACCGTGAAAGGCAAATAGACCATGATCCAGAAACTCCGCGTGACGTTCGCCAAGGGCAAGCCCATCGACGTGGTGCCGACCCTGGAGGACACGCTTGCGTTCGAGACCACGTTGCGGAAGAACCGCGGGTGGGGCGGGCTCCAGGACAACGCCCTCAAGCTGAACCCGTTCCGCGCGTGGAACGCGCTCCGCCGCGCCGGCAAGACCGACCTGACCTGGGAGCAGTTCACCACCGGCGACACGGCGGCGATCAGCGTCGAAATCGTGCGCGACGACGACGAGCCGGCCGACGACGACGCCGCGGCCGCACTGGGAAACGGTGGGAGCGCGGATCAGCACACGAGCTGATCTGCGCGCTCGCTCTCGCCACCAACCGCCTGCCCTCCGAATGGGCACGCGAGAACCCCGACGACATCCAAACCGTGCTCGAACTCATCCGCGAGCGCGCCGACGAAATGGACGCCTGACATGGCCGGAAAGACCGCGATCCTCTCGGTGCGGATCATCGGCGATGCCGTCGAGGCTGTCGGCGCGCTCGGCGAGGTGGACTCCGCCGCCGGCCGGTCAATGGGGAGCATGGACAAGCTCTCCCTCGCCGCCGGCGGCGTGCTCGCCGCGCTGACTACTGTTGCGATCACCGCCGGCAACGCGGCTTCCGAAATGGAGCAGGCTTACGGCGCGGTGGATGCCGTGTTCAAGGGCTCGGCCGATCAGGTGCACCAATGGGCCGAATCGGCCGCAACCGATGTCGGCCTGGCAAAGGACGAGTACTCGAACCTCGCGACCCTGATCGGCGCACAGCTCAAGAACATGGGCATTCCCATGGATCAGGTCACCGACAAATCACGCGACCTGATCGGGCTCGGCGCCGACCTCGCCGCACAGTACGGCGGATCGACATCGGACGCCGTGGAGGCGCTCTCGTCGCTGCTGCGCGGCGAACGCGACCCGATCGAGCGATACGGCGTGTCGATCAACCAAGCCGCGATCGACGCGGAGAAAGCCGCGGAAGGGCTCTCGGGGCTCACCGGCGAGGCCGACCGCAACGCGAACCTGCAGGCCACCCTCGCACTGCTGATGAAGCAGACATCGGACGCTCAAGGCGCGTTCGGCCGCGAAACCGACACGACCGCACACAAGCAGCAGGTAGCGAACGCCGAATGGCAGAACGCCAAGATCGCGCTCGGTGAGGCATTCCTGCCCGTGCTGTCCGACGCCGCCGACTTGCTCGGCGATGTGGCCGGCTTCCTGGAGGACAACGCCGGCGCCGTGGACACGCTCGTGTTCGTGCTCGGCGGACTCGCGCTCGGCATTCTGCTCGTCAACGGCGCCATGAAGGCATACGAGGCCGCGGCCGCGGTAGCGACCGCCGCCCAATGGCTGTGGAACGTCGCCATGGACGCGAACCCCATCGGCCTGATCATCATCGCGATCGGGCTCATCATCGCGATCATCGCCGTACTGATCGCCAATTGGGACCAGGTAGCAGCGACCGCCGCCGACGTGTGGGGCGTCGTCATCGGGTGGATAGGCCAGGTAGGGGACTGGTTCGGGTCCGTGTTCGACTCCATCGGCGGATGGTGGGATGGGCTCGTTGACTCGTGGGTCAAGGGCTTCGATACGTTCATCGGCTGGATCAAAGAGGCGCTCGATTGGCTCGGCCAGATCACCGGATTCAATGCCGTGTCCGACTGGATCGGATCGACGTTCGGCGACGGCCAGGCATCCGCGAAAGCTCTCGCCGCGCCGGCAGCGTTCGCCAACGGTCAAGACCCGGCCGGCTCGATGATGCTGCGCAGCTTCGCCCCCATGACGCTCGCCCTTACCTCGCCCGACGCCGGCGGACCGCTCGCCGTGCGGCAGCAGCGAGCCGGCGACATCTACAACATCACGATCAACGGCGCGCTCGATCCGGATGCCGTGGGCGGCCAGGTGAGCGATATTCTCCGCCGCCGCGGCGCCCGACGCGGATCGAGCGTGGCAGCAGGAGCCTACTAATGCCCCGATACACACCATCCGTCACCATCGGCGGCGTGCGCATCGCTTCATCCTGGAGCGGCGACCGCCTCGCCGCTCTCGCCGGCATCACGATCCCATGGGGCCGTGCCAGCGTCTACGACCAAACCGGCCCGGCCACCGCTCGCGTACAGATCATCGACCCGACCGGCGCGTGGGCATCCGACCCAGCACGATACGGCGAACGCATCACCATCACGCTCGACAACGGCCGCACCCTGTTCCGCGGGTGGGTCGACGACCTCAGCGTCAAGCGGCGGAAGGTGCAGCACCCTGACGGGTCCGGGCCGGCGAAGGTGTGGCTCGCCACGCTCTCGGCCAGTGACGAACTCGCCGCGTTCGCCAAGGCCGCGCCGCCGTCGCCGTACACCCGGCTTGAGAACAGCCCGATCAACAAGGCGTACTTTGAATCCAAGTACGGCACCGGGTATTGGGATTCGACGTACATCACGACCACCGATCCCCGAGTGGGCCGGCTCACGAACATTCGAGAAGCCGCCGCCAAGATCGGCCTGGATGCCGCGATCACCTGGCCAGGGCTCGGACTCATCGACGGTCAACCCTGGTATCTGCTCGCGCAATCGCAGGGCATCTCCCTCTACGACCTGATCGCGCAGCTCTACAGCCTCGGCGGCTGGCACGTGAACTACAACGCGGCCGCGCACGCGATCGAGGCAGGCAAGCTCGCCCCCTCGACCGGGGAAGCGCTCTACCTCGACGCCGGCACCGTTCGCGTCGCGGTCGATGGTGACGGACAGATCATCGACTCCAACCACGTCGGCATTCCGCGCGATGCCGAGGTGCAATCCACGATCGCTCAGAACATCTCGGCCGTGAGGATCAGCACGGGGCAGTACACGCCGCATAACGACAAGATCAACATTGCCGGCGT